TCTAAGAAGTTTGTAGGCAATGTTGTTTGCCCTACGTTTATAGTAAACTCAGTGTATTCTTCCATCTCAGATACATTGACTTTGCGATTAACGCTTTCTTCATTCATTTTAATAAAATTAGGTATTTGTGCAGTCAAATCATCACGATTTAACGTGTCATTTATAACTGTTTTTAATTCGCCTAGATTTGCAAATGCCATAACTACACCTTAAACTGCGCTACTCGCAATGCCTGAAACTCATTACTGTTTAATTTTTCTACAACACGAGGCCAATGGTCTTGATTAAATACATCAATGCCTTCTGTTGCTTTCCAATGCTGTATTAGCCCTAATGGTATTGTGCCAACTTTAACTAAATCAGCTTTACCTAGTGTGCCTTTAGCATCATATTGCTGTCTTTTATTGTGATCTAATATTTTAGTGACATCTTGTTCTGTTTTTACATACATTTCATCTGTTGCGCTATCAACTGCTAGGCTGTGTTTCATGCCTGTTGCTGAATCGTATGAAAATGGTTTAAAACTACTCATCTTAATCCCTTGCTACTACCAAATCGTTTTCTTCTAATAACTTAGCTTGCGCTGCATTTGTTTTAAATATGTCGCCTTTTTTGTAACATATTTCACTACCATCAGCATTTGATTTACCAGTTCTTATTTGCGCTATACCGCCTTTTTTAGTGACAATGCATTCAATGCCGTCATATTTTTGTATTTTTGCTTTAATCTTTGGTGCTTTTGCTTTTGGCATATTTATCTCCTAATTGTAGGGGCTGGCAAATGCCAACCCCCATTCGTTACCTAATACTAGGTTAAGTCTGCGGCTACGCCTAGACCTTTTTCGTTCTTCACGATAAGTGTCATATCACCAAGGATTTGACCTTTTTCGTTGTCACCAGTTTTGGATAGTTCTTCATAACGTGGTGAACGTAATGTACCTAAAGTACACATGGATGGGTCTACAAATAGAGCATCGCGTGTTAGGCCATACTGTACTGGTATTATAGTTAGTTTGCCGTGGTTAGACAGATAAACGTCTGCACCGCCAACAACTACGCCTTCATCCATTCCGTTGATTTCATAGCGGTTAGCTGCAAGTCCAGCAAATCCAGCAAATATTGCTTTATGAGCAGCACTCATATAGATTTGTGAGAATGTAGCGCCATTATTAAATCCAGATTGAATTACGGCATCCATGATGTCTTTAGTGAAAGTACGCTGTGTACCATTTGTAGCAGCAGCACAATCTGTTCCGCTATATCCACCATTAGCACCGCCTGAACCGCGTGACACGTTTGAAGTTGCCCATGCTAATGCACCAGCAGCTTTACGCCCAGTTGAACCTGATTCTTCAGATGAAGCAAAGTTACCAATGAAACGAGCTTCGAAGTCACGCTTTAGCTCAATACCTTTGATAAGTTTTTGTCTAGCCATTTCTGACGCTACGCCAGCTGAGTCAACAGCTTCTTGTATGCCAGCTACAACTACCGCACGCTTTTTAGTTTGTACGCGGTTAGCAACACGAGTTCTTGTGTTAGCTTCGAATGATGTAGTATCATCACCATCAACTTGTGCTGAAGCAGCATCTGGAGTTGCTAGTGTTTCTGTTTGCCACTCATGTCTTGTAGCCGTAACTTTTACGCCACCGCCTTTAATGTTTGAGCAGAATGGTGTTTTCTCAGGAGCAACGCGCTCGATGAGGTTTGAGAGGTCTTCTCTGTTGCCAGCAACACCTGCTGGTACGATTGTGTTTGTTGGTGCAGCCATCTTAATATCTCCTGTTGATAGCTAACTCGATAACAATAACGCTACAGCATCATCTAATGAATTAGACTTATTGAAACGTTTTGCAGCACGAGCTTTTCTTAATGAATTTGCATTACCCGCTGATTTGCCTTTTGACTTGATTGTCTTAGGCACAGGTTTTGCGCTAGTTTTTGAAAGTTTTTTCTGACTATTGCGGTATTTAATACCATCATAAGCCAAAGCTAACATTCCTGGCTTTGCAAACCTAAGTTCTTCTGGTGTAGCTCCTAAATCCAACAATGTCTTAGTCAATGTTTGTTGTATTTCTGGGCCTTTAACAGCATCCAATAAATCTGGAAATAGTTTAGGTACATTTGCAAAGTTTTCTTGCAATATCTGTTGTTCGTATTCTTTTTGTGCATTGACCGCAGATTCTTTATGAACCTCTAAGGCTTGCGACTCGGCTTCAAACAACGCTTTGTTTTGCAAGTATTCTGATGGGTCTCTTTGCGACATAGCTACCCAATCAATGTTATTCCAACGCTCATCAAACAATCTATCTAATGTTGCTGTTTCAGTTTGCACTGACTCAATAACATTATGTAGTTGTTCCATACGTTGTATTGACTGTTTAGTTACTTCAGCCGCAGCTTGTTGCGCTCTAGTTGTTTCAGCTTGTGACCGCTTAACTTCATCTGCAATAACAGACTGTGCTTCAGCAGGCAGTGATGAAAAAACATCTTTTGCGCCATCAGTCCAGAATTGGGGTGCATCGATTGACGGAACATCTTCTTCCGCTTCAACTTCCTCAACTTCTTCATCTTCAAGGTTGACCTCGCTATCGTCAGGCTCCTCGTCGTCGTCGATGGCTTCTGGTTCACCATCTAGTTCAGTATCTTCTGTTTCTACTTCTTCTACAGCATTTGTAGTTTCTGCTTCTTCAGGCTTTGGCGGTTCTAACTGTGTTAGCTCGCTTACGGCTTGGTCGATACTTAAGGGGGCTTCATTACTCATTTTTTAGACTCCTTCTTGGTTAATCTTATGAGTGTCAATGTAGTTGTTTAGTTTACGTGGAATCTCACGGCACACATTGATAAGTGCTATAAGTTCACGTCGTTTATCTTCATCTTTTGCACCTGTTTTTAGTAGTGCTTCGTATGCTATTTCTTCCATGTTTTTTAGTGCTGTAGTTGTCAGCTTTAATTCACGTTTAGCCTGTGTAGCGTTCGTGCTTGCTTCTGCGCCATTTATTGTTGTCATGTTATAAGGCTACCACCTGGTCTAAATGATGATACTTCTTGTTTATATTGCATTTCCATTTCACGCATCTGCACAGCAAGTGCTGTTTCGCGGTCAATTTTCTCACGCTGTAAGGCATCGTTTGCAGCTATTTTTTCACGTTCTAATTGCATTTTGCTGTCTATTTCGTATTTTTTAAGTTCCATCTCTTGCTGTTTAGTTTGCGCTTCCATTTGCATTTTTATTTGTTCGCTGTTATCTTGCGGCTCTTGTCCTTGTTCACCCATACCAGGTTGCGGTGCAGGGAAAAACATTTCAGGCGCTTTTATACCAGCTTTTGTAGCGTATCGTATTAATGCAGCGTGTATTGACTCAGGCGTTGCAAGTGAACCTTGTGCCGCACCGCCTTGCTGATTAACAATAGCAGCTTGCAGATTTATAACCTCTTTAGCCAACAATGCTTCTTGTTGTTTGCCACCAGCACCAACACCAATCTCAATAGTCATATCATGTCGTCTACCCCACTTTGTAGGGTCTACTTGTGTCCATTTACCTCTAAGACGTACATAATCAGCTTCTGTTGCATAATCTTTAATAAGACAATGTATTCCTAGCATCATATCTTTGATACCGCCTTCAGCAAAAATACGTGCCATTAATCTTGTACGTTTTTTACCCTCAGAAAGCATTGTAAGCGCCCCTGAGGCCGTTTCGTGCAATGTGTCAGCCTTTATACCTGTTTCACCGCGCATTATACCTGTGCGACGCTCTGCCATGACATTTGCCGTTTCAAGACCTGTCATGTAATCAAAACCACTGCCAGCCAGTCTAACTGGTCTTACAGCACCGCCATTGCGTGATCGTATCGGAGCACCGGGCGTATTGTTAAGCAAATCAGATATAGTGTTTTCGTTTGCACCATCTTCTGATACTTCCATGCGTTGATTAAGGCTAAATGACAGTTCATCTAGCATATGTCGTTGTATGCCTGTTTTTACACGCTGTACTTCAATTAATTTGTCAGCTAATGACAATCCATAGAATTTATGTGGCATTGGGTATGGACATATACTAGAGTATTGTATATAGTCCGCATCTTCTATTTCCAA